AAAGATATACGGAGAGATTGTGAGGCTTCCAGATGGAACACTGGATACCACCAAAGCAAAAAGAACTGGATGCACAATGTGTGGGTTTGGAATACACATGGAAAAGCGACCACATCGGTTTGATCGCCTACGGAAAAGCAACTATAAGGAATGGAAGTTCTGGATGTACGATATGGGCTGGGGTGAAGTGTTGAACTACATCGGGGTAGAATGGGAAGATGAATATGTGGAATATGAACAAATGAACATATTTAGGCAGGTGATACCATGAGCGACCGTACTAAAGTATCAAAATACAAAACTGGACAACCCAGGTTTTCGGTAGATAAGAGTCGTCTACCGGATGAGGTGAAGGAATATATCTTAGGCCCGGATGAACTGGCAGAACTGAACCGCATGTATCCACCCAAGTTAGAGAAGATGGATCCAGGAGGGAAGATACTCTATGATATGGACAAGTCTAGACGGGAGAAATTGGATAAGGATAAAAAATCGAAAGAAAGTGAGGTCGGAAGGACGCTTGAAACCAACCTTTGATGATGTCATTAAACTAGCACGAGAATATATAGATGCAGGTATGAAAATCAAAGAAGCTCTTGAGAAAGCGAAGAAGGAGCTAGGGTATAGGAGTGGAGCTAATGAAAATACCGATATTGAAACAGCCTGACTGGGCAGGGATAAATACCCTAAGAGAAAAGGTTGTAGAAGAACTCAATGAGCTCTACGTAGCGTACAACGAGCACAGGATATACGGGTACATACCAAAAAAGAGAGTAGAAGAAGAACTCATGGATCTCATCCAAGCTACGATTAGCATGGTAGATTATATATCCGCTGACTTGGATATAGACACAGAGAAAGCAGCGGAAGAGCATATTCAGAAGATGCAGGGAAGAGGTTGGGAATTCAAAGGGATGTTGGGAGTGGGGAGAAAAGATGTTGGTTAAGCGAATTAAGTTTTACCTCAGACGTATTAAAATCACCTGGAAAGCCAAGGGAGAGCAGAACAACCGGCAGAAATGGAGAAGGCTGGCCAGGGCATATCAGAAACTATCTCATGAGATGGGATTAGAATAGGTGAGGTATGAAACACCTGGAGAGGCAGGGCATTACGACCGCCCGGGAAAAGCCGAAGAAAAAGCAGAAATACAAGAATAGACATACCTGGGTAGACGGTATATGCTTCCACAGCCAGAAGGAAGCGGACAGGTACGGAGAACTACAGCTGTTGCTCATGACCGGAGAGATAATAGGTTTCTGCCGGCAACCAGAATTTGTACTGATCGAAGGAGACGAAAAAGACAGAGCGATTACATACTCTGCGGACTTCATAGTGTTTTATCCTGATGGAACGGTTGAAATTGAAGATACAAAAGGGTATGAACCGGAGCAATGGAAACGGACATGGAAGATGTTTAGACACAAGTATCCGGGGTTATGTTGTTGGCGATACAATTCCGGGCAGCTATCAGGCTAATAGATGGAGTAGACTACGACGAATTCATTCGGTTGAGGGATGAAGCTATAAACATATACCGGGAGATGGAAGCGGAAGAAGAGAGGCACCGGAGGCTATATGTACCAGTACGAGAAATGTTGGAGACGAAAGGGAGGTTAATATCATGAAATACGTGTTAGACAAGGTGAATATGTCTATTTTAGATACAGAAGAAAACTGTTGGGTATGTTCAGTTGGTACAAAAAGACCAGATTTATTTGAATAGAAGCCCAGAAAGCATTAAGACAGGCAAAGGAAGCATTGGAGATATATGAATGTATGTGCAGAGTTGACGATGAATGTCCGAGATGTGTAGCCATTACAGCCATAGACAAAGTGATTGGAGGCGGGGCAAAGCAACATGAACAGAAGCATAGCTGACATAAGAAAACTCCGCCCACAGGAAGAACTATACATAGCATGTACAGACATGGACTTCTCCTGGAAACAGGCTGAAATAGACTACGTCATCCAGGAATGGAAGGCAGGAACGCATATATCCGATATAGCGGATGGTCTGGGCCGGGATGTTGATGAAGTGGCAATACTGCTGATGGACCTGGCACGGAAAAGGAAAATACTGCCCCGGGAGAATGGGGTGTTTGGGTGAAAACAGTAGAACAGGCAATAAAAAAAGGGAAAAGATATCTAGAGTTTCTACAACAACAGATTGCGTCTGGCAAATTCAACCCATCTATAAACAAAAAAGCATGGCATGATGATTTTAAAGCGAGAGATAAGAAGAAAATTGCGAAATCGATTTTAAGGCTTCAATGAGGAGTGAGGTAATGAAATTCCCATGCGAGATAGAGAATGTGAAAACCCTGAAAAAAGGCATGAAGGTGGTTCTGTCCATATCAAAAGAGAATTCTATCGAAGTGATGAAACACCTATACAATTTCATGGACCGACCTATTATAGCGGATCTGTTGATAGATGCTGAAGAAGTGCAGACTCGGATGAACACCATATCAGAGGAGCAGAGGAAGAAGATATATGCCCTTTTCAGGGATATAGCGAACTACATAGGTGATAGTGTCGATAGTGTGAAAATCGAGATGAAGAAGCAGTTCTGCCAGGAGAGTCAGTACGAGGATTTTTCGCTCTCCAACTGCTCCAGGGAACTGGCCGGGGATTTCATAGAGTGGATGATTGAATTTTGTTTCAGGCAGGGTATCAGGATATCCGAGCATCCTATGAACGGGTTCCGGGACGTGGAGAAGTACCTGGCGTTGTGTCTGGAGCAGAGGATATGTTGTATATGTGGGATGCCGGCGGAAGTGCATCATTGGGATGCGATTGGCATGGGGAGAGACAGAAAGACTGTTGATGACAGCCAGAACAGGAAAATATGCCTGTGCCGGGAGCATCACACTGAGGTCGAAACGATTGGCCGGGAGAGTTTTGAGAAGAAGCATCACGTGTATGGGATAGTGGAGGGATGACAGCATGGAAGAAATACGATGCGAGAGATGCGGGAAGAAGCTCGGCGTCATATCCGGGAAAGCAGAGATAAAATGCCCGAAGTGCAAACATGTAAATACATACAATACAGAGGCTCAAGAAGCCCAGTCTGAAAAATAGGCTGGGTTTCTCTTTTTTTAGGTGAGGTGAGAGATATGAGGGTGAATGGGAGAGCATTGGTGATAGAGCGGGAAAGTATATGTACTATAGCGGAGCTGATAGACAGAGAAGTGCGGGAGGAGTTGGAATTCTGGGCAATGTGTATGGCATATTATTACGAGGATATCAGTATAGTGAAAGCTATGAGGCATGATAGCCATAAGCGCATCAACAGGAGGATGAGGCAGGTCAAGCATGGCGTAGTGTAGGGGGTGAGGTCGTGAGGAATGAGCAGTTAGCAAGAGAATATAGGAAATCTCTTCAACTGATAACCAGCAGGATTAATATACTCAAAATTAGATTAAAAGAGCTTGAACAGGACCGGAGTATACCAAAAGAGGATATCCAGGAACTGCAGAAAAGATTAAAACCCCTATTAGCCATGCAGAGAGATGCCAGGGAAGTAACAAAGGAAGTGAAAAACTATTACGACAGGAGCTGGTGGAGAAGTGAAAAGTATACCTGTAACAATAGAAAAGCTTGACGTGCTGTATCTTTCTTCAGAAATGTATTTGAAGAGGATATCCTTCACAAACTCGAGCCAGATCCGGAAGATGAAGAGAGCAATGTATCGAGCTATTGAAAACGATTTAACCAGCAGGCAGCAGGAAATTGTTGTGATGTATTATTTCAGAGGCATGACCATGTCGAAGATAGCAGGGAAACTTAACGTGAATAAATCTACTGTAAGTAGGACGCTCAAAAGAGCAAAAAAGAGGCTTAAAAACTCAGGGAGAATAAAAAGTTATCCACAATCCGCATAAAACGTGCAACTTATTGGTGAATGCAAGCTATTAGTGAAGGGAGCTTTTAAAATAACAAGTAAAAAAATGTATATAATATGCCTTTTGGGATACTATTTTAAATAGTAAATTATTTAATATAGACGAAAGGCGGTTATTCGATGAAAAGATATTATATATATGCATTAACTTTGGATGAAGTTGCAGATGGGGAAGTATTAAAATTTTTGAGTTTTATTGGTGTTCTACTTTGGCAAAATGCAGTTTTTACAGTTGAATTAGCAAATCGGGGAATTAGATTAAGGAAAGATACACTGCTAATATATTCAATATCGAGCTTAATTAGTAATGACAGAGATTACTTTACAATTATATTTATCAATGAAGAGCTAAGAAAAGCTTTGGAAGATAATCATATTCAAATACCAGGGGAATATTTGGAGTGTATAAGCGAAGAAAAGCTTCCCAAAGGTTTAAGACTATCAATGAGGCAATCATATTTTACAGTAGGATAATTTAATATAGTATGCAGGAAACCTCCTTCTTATGGAGAATATTGGATGGGAAGGGGGTGATATTATGACGATTAAATCACACAATTACGCTATAGAAATAGAACACATCTTGTGTGAGATTTTCGAATGTGACAGGTTTGGTTTCGGTGGTATAGTAGATGCAGATTTTATTGAAAGTGGTATGATTGTAGGCATAGCAAGTGCATTAGCCACATTTTACAAAAACGTTGATAGTTCAAAAAAACGAGCAATAGATGAATACTTAAATAAATATAATTTTTATAGGGATAAGAGGATTGATGCCATTATAGAAGAATATGGAGAAGTAGAAATGGAAGCTATTATTAACGATTTTGAAAAGCTTCTTAAATATTTAAGATAGAAAACCAACCGGCTCTTTTTCTTTTGCGAACCTATTGCAAAGTAGAAGGATTATCCCTCCTAATGTAGAAATATGTGGTTGAGAGGAGGGATAAAATGAGCATTTTGGATAATGTAAAAGCAGTGGCAGAAGTATTGCAAAAGGCTGATAATATAGAATTGTATAGGCAGATATTAGACATACAAGCAGAAGCAATGAGGCTTATGGAGAAGATAAGAGCTTTAGAGAATGACAACCATGAACTAAAAGAAAGATTTAGAATAGAAGAAAACTTAAAATTTGATAATGATTTATATTGGTTATACAAAGAGAATAATAGCAAAGATGGTCCATTCTGCAGTAAGTGCTGGGATGATAATAAGAAGTTAATTAGAGTACATTCTAAACTTTCAGAAACTGTTTATATTTGCCCATCTTGCGGTACGAGAGTGCCAAGAGACGATAATCTACTATTGAATCCTATTAATTGGGATAGATACTAATTGAGAGGATTAGAAAGAAATAGACTAGAGCCAACCGGCTCTTTTTATTTTGCAAAACAAACGAAAGCGACTAGCATTGAGGTGGTGATAGATGCCAAGGCAGAGGAGTCCGGATAGAGAAAAAGCTGAACAGATGTACCTGGAAGCGGGCGGAAATATTGATTTAGTAGATATTGCCCGGGAATTAAATCGACCAGCAGGGACAATCCGAGGATGGAAAAATAAAGACCAGTGGGACGCTAAGTTAAACGGAACGTTCCAAAAGAAGAGTACGGAACGTTCCAAACGGGAAAAACGTAAAAAAGGAGCTCAACCGGGCAACAAAAATGCTGTTGGACATGGTGCGCCACCCAAGAATAAGAATGCGGAGAAGCACGGGCTGTTTTCTAAGTACCTCCCTGAAGAGACGATGGAACTGGTCGAGGAACTACAGAGAGAGGATGATATAGCTAGGATAAAGAGAAACATAGCTATTCAGGAGGCTGCCATAATAAGGGCCCAGGGTATAATGCACGTTGAGAGCAAGGAAGAGCTGATCAAGCACCTCAAGAAGGTACAAAGCAGTGATAAAGGTTCGCTCAAAGAATGGGAGTTTCAATATGCATGGGATAGGCAGGGGAACTTCCTTAATTCTTTATCCAAGGCTATGACAACGCTTATGTCTATGTACAAAACGTTGGCTGAACTAAAGCCTGAAGGCGACGATGTTGATAATGCTATAGAGGATTTTGTTGATGCCTTAAACAATACAGCAGAAGAAACATGGGGCGATAAAGATGAAGAGGAATAAGACTAGTCCGTTTAAGTTCAAACCCTTTTCAATAAAGCAGAAGAAGCTCCTGACATGGTGGACTGATAAAAGCCCTTATAAAGATTATGACATGGTTATAGCTGACGGTTCTATTAGGTCAGGAAAGACAATATCAGAAATAGATTCGTTCCTCACATGGTCATTATATACTTACAAATATCAGGACTTCATAATATCCGGTAAATCAATGGGTGCACTTAAAAGAAACGTTATCAAACCGGCGCAGCAAATACTGACAGCTAAAGGGATACCTTTTGAGTATAAGCGGTCACAGGACCCACACATGAAGATTGGAACCAACATCTATTATCTCTTCGGTGCCAACAATGAAGCATCACAGGATACTTTACAGGGGCTTACGGCAGCAGGAGCATATGCGGATGAAGCTGCACTGTTCCCGCGGAACTTTATCGAGCAGATGATAGGTCGCTGCAGCGTAGAAGGTTCAAAGGTGTTTATGAACTGCAACCCTGGAGGGCCTTATCATTACTTGAAGATTGATTATATTGACAAGGCCAAGGAGAAGAAGATACTAAGGTTGCACTTTACACTGGATGATAACCTGACATTGTCACGCAGGATTAAAGAACGCTACAAGAGGATGTTCACAGGTGTATTCTATAAACGATATATTCTTGGTCTCTGGGTACTGGCAGAGGGCATTATTTATGATATGTGGAATGAGAATACCCATGTCATTGACTGCCCCAGTTTTGGGTTCGATGAGTTTGGTGTGGCTGTTGACTATGCAACTGCATCTGTTATGACGTTCGGGCTTTATGGGGTACAATATCAGACCAACCTTGAGCATAAAGTCTACTTGCTAAAAGAGTATTACTGGGATGCTAAAAAGAAAGGTAGACAAAAGACAGACAGCGAATTTGCTGATGATTTCAAAGAATTCCTCGGTGGAATAGTACCGAGGAATATTTATTTGGACCCGTCTGCAGCAAGCTTTAAGGCAGAACTACGGAAGAAAGGATACAACCAGGTAAGGGATGCTGACAATGATGTGATTAACGGTATAAGAACAGTTGGTAACTTCCTGACGACAGGGAGATATTTTGTTGACCGCAGGTGTGAAGATACGCAGAAAGAGTACTCCTCATATGCATGGGATCCAAAAGCGCAGCAGAGGGGAGAGGATAAACCCCTGAAGGAAAATGACCATGCAATGGATAGGGACAGGTACTATATTTATACGAGGTTCGGTATGCCTGGAGCCGGGCCTATTGATGATGCCACAAAAGAGCTTTTGAAGGGGGCTTCGTTATATGGCTAATTTCATACAGAGGTTTACTAGAGCAATTGGTGAAATATCGGCATTACGCAGAAATTTTAGTTGGGGGTTCAATTTTGTCCCGAAATATACTCTTGATAGCAGCAGGGTTAATTATGATTTAGCGAGACAACTGTATAGAAATACTGCTGATAAATATAAGCTTGGCGCTGGATTTGCAAAGCCAATAATAAATACAGCTGCAGGTTTCATGGGTGCACCGCACTTTACACATGCAGATCCCGAGGCTGACAAGGCCCTGGAAGAAGAGATGAGCCGGTGGACCGGGAAACTCCTTCGGGCTAACCGAAACACGTTAAGGGATGGGGATGTGTTTGCCAGGATAGCCATGGTACCGAACAGGTTTAATCCTAAAGAAGAAGTGTTCAGTTTAATACTTGTACCGCCTGAATGGGTTACGCCTATAACTGACCCGATAACCGGTGAATGGCAGGAGATAGTAATACGGCATCCCGTAATCGTTACTGACAAAGACGGAAGGAGGATAAACAAATATACAATAGCCGAAACCATAACCCCTAAAGCTAGGACAATAGAGGCTGACGCCAAGGCGCCTCAAGAAGTACGGGATAAGAATAGAACAGAGGCAAATCCCTGGGGTTTCATACCGTTTGTCCATTTCAGGAATGAAGCAGAAGAAAACCAATTGTTTGGTGCCAGTGACCTGGAAGCTGTAGAACCGTTTATGAAGGCTTATCATGACACAATGTTATTTGCGGTACAGGGCAGTAAATTGTTCAGCAGGCCCAAAGCAAAGTTTTCATTGAAGGATGTAAACAAGTTTCTGCAGGATAATTTCTCCGAAGAAGAGATAAGAGCCGGTAAGCTAAAGTTTGCTGACAAAGAAATGTTTTTCCTTCAGGAAGGAGACGATGCAAACTTTATTACAGCTGACAGCGGCCTACAGGGTATTACTACCCTACTTAAATTTATTTATTTTTGTATAGTAGACGTATCAGAAACACCGGAATTTGCATTTGGTACTGCTGTTCAATCATCGAAAGCTTCTGTATCGGAGCAGATGGTGCCTCTTGCAAGGAAAATACGACGCAAGAGAGGCATGTTCGAGGAACCCTATGGTGAATTAGCAAGTATGTACTTGGCTATGTGGGCCAAGATTGAAAACAAGAAACTGGAGACATATAGAGTGGATGCTGGCTGGGAAGAGTTATCTCCCAAGAACGATAATGAAGTAGCTACAACCATAAAAACTCTTATTGAAGGCCTGACAACAGGAATAGAAACAGGACTTATTTCTGTTGATGCGGCGGCAGAATTCCTCCGTGAGTTCGTTCCAAGCATGCTACCATGGGTGGATCCTGATGCGGACGATGACGAGCGCAGGCGGGTGGCTAAGAGCTTTTCCTTGGTACAGCGCCTGAAAGATGGTATGGGGCTTGAAGAGGAGGGGAAAGAGGTGTAATCCATGGCTATTGATTGGAACCAGTGGAGAAAGGAAATAGCTGCGGGGAAGGATGACTGGATAGGGGCAGCACAAAGTAGCGAATATGGAGAGTATCTTTATCGTGCTCGTAAAAGGTTTGAAAGAGGAGAAGCTGCAACAGTCAGGCAGGTTAAAGAAATCTACCGGAGAGCTGCAGCAAGCATTCGAAGTGATATTGAAAACCTAACACCCGGAACATTGAGGCACAGCCATTTAACCTCGTTGGCCAATACACTTGAAAAAACAGCAAAACAGATAAATACCAAAACGCTTGAGGCAATACAGTCAGGTATACGTTTAGCAGTAGATGAAGCTACCTCAGGTCCGGAGCAGGTTACCATGGACCTTATAGGGGACATATTCGAGAGACCTGCAATAAAGTGGATGTTTGCCGACATAAACCAGCGTGCGGTGTTAAGCATACTTTCAAGAACTAGGCATGAGGGGTTGAAGCTCTCGGATAGAGTATGGCGCATAAGCCAGAATGCCAGGAAAGTAATCACAATGCTAGTCGAAGATGGAGTAGCTAGAGGGCTGGATGCCCGCACCCTTGCTAAAGAAGTGCAAAGGTACCTGCAGCCAGACAAATGGACAGCACTCAAGGCAGAAACCAGACTGAGGCTTGGAGTGCCAAAGAATGTCAGCATGGAGGCTATGAGACTGGCCGTTACCGAGATGCAGCATGCCTTTCATGAAGGTACAATAAACAGCTATAGAGCTATACCGAGTGCTAAAGGGATTTATTGGCGCCTTAGCAGCAGTCACCCTATTCCGGATGTATGCGATGATTACGCCAGCCATAACGGTAATGGATTCTGGCCGAAAGGGCAGGAACCAGCCAAACCCCATCCCTGGTGCCGGTGCGTGGCAGTACCGGCTATGGAGGACCCGGAAGAATATACAGAGCGTTTACGTGAATGGATGGAAAATCCAGCCTCGCATCCTGATATAGAGGAGTGGTATAATAATACTGCAAGGAGATTTTTGAAACGACCGAGCAAGGTACGGTCTCCAGGCTTTTCAGTTACCCAGGAGATTGCAGCAAAGCACGGCTGGTCGGTAGAAGTTGCCAATACTGTTGAAGCAGCTGGAGAAGAGATCAGAGACAAGACAATACAGCAAAATGTGGAATTTGCAAGCACTATTAATACACAAACCGCTAAACCGGTAGGTAATATTTTAGGCGGTGAAGAATCAGCTGTAAATGTAAAACCTCATCTTGATTTAATGTCTCCAGATGGGGAATATATAATAATACATACGCACCCAGGAAGCAGTTCGTTTTCGGATGATGATGCAAGATTTATTCCTACTTACAATAATGTTAAATCAATGGTAGTGTACGGCAAAGATGGTACGAAGTATGTTATAAGCAGAAAAGAAGGAAGTCAGGCGGCAAGTCCATACGAAATCACCTGGGCTTATAACGAAGAGAGAAGGAAACTGTTTGAGAAATACAGAGCCAAAGTTTTGTCTGGAGAGATGGATGAACATCAAGCATGGCAAGAACACTCACACGAGATATGGACAAATATCGCAGATAGACTGGGGTTAATATATGACCGCAAGAAAGGAAGTGGATGGTAGTGGATGAAAAACAAAAGAAAGTTAAGAAAGGCATAATAGATGATACTAATGTTAATTATCCTCCCGATTATAAGTCAGGAGACCCTGATAAACTATTGAAGGAGGATAAGGATAAAAATGATTAAAAAAGAAGAATTGCCTAAAGGTATGATGCCCCCAGAAACACCGGAGAAAAAAGAGCCGGTGTTTCTTTCGTTAGCAGACGGAAACTATGTTGGGGCTATTAGAAAGGCACTTGATGTTTTACCGGTGGAAATTCAAGTTGATAAGTGTTTGGTGCTGGAAAGAAATAAGAGGCCGCCCCAGGTGAAGCTGACCCTGACCATACTTGAAGAGAAAGGTGGTGATACGTGTGAGCGGTAGGGTCCTGACATATAGCCCCGGCAGCAAGAGCTTTGTACCCCGGGGACAGGATGGCAAGTTTACTTCCAAAAATTCCATACAGAGCAAACAAGGCATAGTAGAGAACAAACCCCAGGCTCCTCCGGGACCAAGGGTACTATCTCAAAGGCCTTCTAACCGTCCATAACAGGGCGGTTTTATTATGCTCGGAGTATATTCGAAAAACAAAAATTTACAAGTAACAGATAAAGGGTGGTAAGGGGGAATATGTAACGACATTAAAATTCAATAGCAAAAAAGAGTATGGCAAACAAGCCCATTT